AGCAGTGGCTTCTTATCTTTTATGTCGCTAATCAGATCGCTTCGGCTTTGGTGCAGGCTTTACCTGCACCAAACGGTAATCCGTGGTATACATTTTTTTACAAGTTTATGAACTTGCTTGTAGCTGATTTCAAAAGCTACGCAGCGCAGTTTCCAACACCGAAGCTTCCTGCTATGAAGTCGATCACAACAGGTGAAATTACTACAACTTCTGTACCCGCGCAGACCGAGGAAGTGAAGTAAAAGGAGGATGGAGATGTCAGACGATAGTATTGATGTGAAGGCCGAAGGAAAGAAACGTATAGCCTCTCAGCAACAGGGCATGAGAGAGACTGCGCAAGACGAAGTAACGTCTAACAGGCTTGTCAAACAGAACAAAGGCAACAAGACTGGAATCGCTAAGGATATAAGTAGTCGTGAAATGTACGGGATTATGACGACTGATCCCAGCACTCCAGAAAGATCAAGAGTAGTAAGAGAAAGTACTTATCTGCACAAGAATCTTGATACCACTCCTGAGACGCATAGAGCATCTCGTCAAGCATCAGTAGCCAAGGAATACAAAGGTGTAAAAGGAAGCTAATGCCCTATCAACCGCCTACGTTAGTTACCGAGAAGCTTTTTGGCAAGGATAACTACGCTGACCTGTGTATGTTTATCAAGGATAAATGCGCTCATCTTGATAGACGCTTGCAGACTTTCAGGACTGAGAAGCTGCCTGAGTATGTGCGGTTATACAAGGCTAAGCCTAAGAATGAGACGAAGGACTTTCCTTGGCCTGGCGCTGCGAATCTGGTAATTCCTGTTATCGGCACTGCCTGTGATGAGTTGCTCGCTCGTGTTATGGGCGGCATTTATATGTACGATCCGTTGTGGTCTGCGGTAATGTCTGGGGATTTGCCGACGAAGGATACAGAGGAACTCAAGAGCATAATTCAAAACTTCCTCATGGACATGGCTTATGATCCTGACGAGCTTGATTTATACAGGGTCGAGCAGAGTTCGTGGCATAGCGCTATTAAATATGGCACAGGAGTTATCTACTCTCCATACGAGTATGAGGAACAGGTTGAGCGTCTCTATGGCAGCGGTGGACTAGGAGAAGAGCCGGTTACATCTACAGACCATATCTTCACAAAACGTGATGGCCCTCATCCTGAACTGATGCCGCTGAACAGATTCATCTTTGATCCTTCAGTTCCGAAGCTCGAAAACATGAAATTCATGGGTCATATTGAATCTCTTGATTATTGGGCTGTTAAGGATCTTAAATCCAAGAGTCCTTATTACAAACAATCTGACATAGACGACTTGCTCAATCGTCCTGACGCCGTGCAAGAAACAGAAATGGAACGTGAGATAAATGCGCAATTTTCTATTGATTCTAGTGGAGTCGATACTGGCGCTGCTCGCTGGTATGTGTATAATGTCCACTTTACATTTATTCTGAACGGCTTGACGTATGCGTTTCAGGCGAAGTACCACAAGGCGACTGAGAAGATTTTATGGATAGTGTTTAATAACTATCCCAAGAATATGCTTCCGTACCAGGACTCGAAGCTTGCCTACGATGACGAGTCTTATCTTGGCACTGGGTTTGCTGAGATGATTCATATGGTACAGAAAGAGCTTTCGCAGAACAACAACTGGCGCACAGACAATCGTAACTATGCTATGCTCGGAGCATGGCGTGTGGATCCCGAGTCGAAGCTCTCTTCGATACTTGATATTTTTCCTGGTGTCGCTATTCCTGGACGTAAGGATGAGGTAGAGTGGATTAAGACTGGAGTAGACGTCGGCTACAATGATGGTCCTGATCAATTTCACATGGCTATCGCTAAAGAACGTACTGGCGTAGATCCTGCGATGGGTGGTACTGGCGGCGGCATTGTAAACCAGAAGCGCGGTATCTACAGCGCCGCTGGTACTAGCATGGTGATGATGCAACAAAACAACAGAAACAGTCTCCGAACTGGTGATATACGCTCATCACATGTTAAGCTTGGCGGTAAGTTTTTGACGATGTATTCACACTTTGGAATTGGAGAAAAGCTTAAGAAGTATAACAACTCCGCTGATAAGCTTAAGAAAGCGTTGGAACTCTATAAAGACGGCACTCTTGGACTACGGCTTCGTCCATCTAGCGCCTCTATGAACAAAGAACTTGAGCGTCAGAACGGCATCTTGCTCTCTGATCGCCTGGATCGCTACTACGCTTCACAGTCTCAAATGATCCAAGCAATCACTACTCCGAACATTCCACCCGACCTTAAAATGTACTACTGCGAATCTCTTCTTGCAACAAGGGCTACTATGCAAGCTTTGCTGCGTTCTTTTAACTCAGACAATACTGAAACACAGCTTCCTTCCGTGGAACAGATTGTCGAAGCTGCCATGAAAATGGCTCAGGCACAGCCTGGAGCAGGAGCAGGTAATGGAAATCAGCAAAGTAGGGGATCTTCTCCCGTATCGCAAGTCCCTTCAGGAGTTGTGGGAGCGGGAGGAGTTCCAGCCGGTACTGGCTTACCTAAGTAGAGTGAGACAAGAAGCGTATGAAGCTATGTGCGCTTTAAATCTGTTAGACTCTGATGAGGTTATTGCAGCTAAAACAAGGATTCAAGTAACGCAACTCAAGTCTTTTAACTCGGTTCTTCAACTTCCACAAGTGTTAAAAGAAATCGAAGATCGAAATGAACGAGTAGCAAGTAAGCTGGAACAGTATCAAGCTTCACAAGAAAGGGGCGAACTCTAATGGCACTATTTTCATGGCAGAAAAAACCAAAGGAAGATGGAACAGAGGAGTTCACTCTTCCTGACGAGCTTCAGAATCAGATCAAAGCTGGTGCTGATGCAGCGGCGCAGATGCCGAAGCTGATGGAGACTCTTAATGGACTTAAGAGTATCATGGAAACGCAGTCTAAGGCGCATAAAGACAAGGAAGACGCCGAAGCAGCAACAGCGTTGAGGCTCAAGAACTCTAGGACGCAAGAAGAAACTGATGCTGAGATTGAGGAATTGTTTCTGACTGATCCAAAAGCTGCTATAGCCAAGGCTACTCAGGGACATACTTCGGCTATCTTGACACTGAATGCTGCTAATATTCGTCGTGAAGTGTTTGAAGATGAGAAAGAATTCAAGTACTACCACGGCGACATCAAAAAAGAAATCGACACTCTTATCGCCGGTCAAACGCTTCAGGCTCGGAATGATCCCTCTGTTATCAAGAACTGTTATCTTACAGTTCTTGGTCGTCACAATGATGAGATTGTAGAAGGCAAGATCAAGAGTCGCTTCGCTGGATCTACAAGCACAAACGGAACCTCTAATGGTTCTGCTGGCTCAAGCGGTGCTGCTGACGACAAAGCCTCTACTCTCCGTGGCCTTGAGAATGATCCATTAGTTCTCAAAACAGCTCGTCTTCTTGGAATGAAACCTGCTGATTACGCTAAGATACTGGACGAAGAAGGGATTGGGTACGCTTAATGTCTGAAATTAACCATAAAACTCCTGCTATAACGGAACCTGCGCAAGCAAAAGAACTTGCTGCTGCGATGCTTGAGCCTACGAAAAACGCTTCCGAACTTGAGAAAGTGATTGAAGGAATTCTCAAGAAAAATCGTGCTGCCGCTGTAGCTGCGGCGCAACCACAAGAGCCGGACTGGTCTAAAATCACCGAAGCCGACTCTTACAACATGCAAATGTACATTCCTGTAATCGACCATGATCTTCCTGATTACATGAACATGAAGTTGAAAGATCCTGAGTTTGAATGTGTGTGGGCTTCAACAGATAATCGTCGTATTGGTCAACTTTTGGCTGAAGGTTACGAGTATCTAAAGCCAGAGCACATTCATCCTGATTTCAAGATTCCTCTACCGTTTAACTCCGAGGGCCACTACATGTACGTTGACGTAGTGTGCATGAGAGTTCACAAGCGTATTCTCTATGGCAAACGTCGTAGAGGCTTAGAGCTTTCTCAGCGTCAACTTGGTAATAACAGGCGTCCTCCTTCAGCTCGTGTAAAAGGCACGTTTGAGCTTGGAGAAACTCCCACTCTCGGTGGTGGATTGGATTATTACGATCCGATTATGTAACTAAACCTTAACGCGGCATAGCAGGATGCCCCAAAGCAGAAAACAGAGGAGAGTACTATGGCGGCAAACCTCACTACTCATCTGCCGATTATTCAAGTGTTGGAGAAGGCGGGAACCACGCCATATACTGTCTCCAATAACGAAGCGGCGGGGCAGACTTTTCTATCTGGAACTCCGGTACAGTTGAACGCTTCAGGTTTTGTACAAGCTTGGGATGGCACGACTGTAGCAGCTGGGATTCTGGGTATCTCAGAATCCTTTGGACTTAATCTCGGTAGCGCCGGTGCTGGAGCGCCTGTGCCTCCGTTTGGTGGAATTACAGGCAATATCGCCATTGCAACTTATGGCAACGTTCCTGGACAACCGAACGGTGTCAATATTGCTATCGGTACTCCTGTATCCGATGGGCGTACTCTCTACATGACGCCGAATCAAGACAGCATCTTCTCGGCGTTGTTTGACAATCTTACCGGCGCTCTCGCTGCTGATTGGACTCCAGTACAGTCTGACATTGGTAAAAGCTATGGCTTGACCAAGAGCACAGGTGATGGAACTTGGTATGTAGACAAGTCCAAAACAGGTGGCTCTGCGGTTGTACAGATCGTGGCTCTTCCTCTTGGCTCGGGTCTTAACTATCCTGTTTACTTTCAGTTCCTTACAACCGCGATCCAGATTAACTAACTCAAAGGAGATTTAACATGCCTCAAGTACGAGCGAAGTTTTCACAACTAATGCAGCCGGGGCTGAGGAAAATCTACTTTGACAGCCTCGATAACCAGCTCAAAGCTTCAGATTATCCGAAAGTCTTTCACGAGGTAGATTCGGAATTTGAGTACGAGCAAGAGCTTGAAATGGCCGGGATTTCGGTTCTTCAAGAAAAACCTGAAAATAGTTCGACCGCTTATACAGAAATGAAGCAGGGCGCTTCCAAGAGAGTCGAGCCACTCACGTATTCCTTGGGTATTAGAACTTCCAAGGAATTGTACGATGATGACAGATACGGTCTTGTCGGCAAGAAAGGACCGACGTTGCTTGCTCGTAGCGCAGCGTTCACCAAAGAGATGATCGCGTGGAATGTGTTTAATCAAGGCTTCACGTCAGCGGTTACGACTTTTGACGGTAATCCTTTGTTCTACAATACTCACGCTCTTCTCGGCGGAGCACAGGCTACGCAGATCGCTCCTGGAGCAGCGGGTGTTATCTCAGCGCCGGGTACATATCCTAACCGTCCCTCGGTGGACGTAGATTTCTCGGTTGCTGGTCTGCAACTTGCCACTAATCACGCAGCGCGTATGATTGACAACATGGGTTTCCCGATCAGACTGCGTTGGGTTAACTTGATCACGCCTCCTGAATTACGCTTCCTAGTTCGTGAGATCCTCGGTTCTTCTGGTAAGCCTTATACAGCAGATAACACCATCAACTCTCTGTTGCCTGAGGATTACAAGAACATCGAGGTTCCGTGGCTTAACTCTCCTAGCGCAT